ATATTATGGAATTCTATCGAGTATCTCGTGATGTAGCATGTGAATTCTACTGGGACGAAATCGAAGCCTATATGAAACTAATGCAAAAGATCAAGGAAACGAAATGAACGAACGAACCAAGAAACTTGCTATAATAGCTAATCCCAGTAGCCAAGAAATATATGAATCAGATAGTTGGCAATTTAACTGTGCGGCTTGGAGTGCCGACGACCTTGAAAAGTTCGCCGAGTTGATTGTGCGGGAATGTATGAGTATTGTCAAACCCGATCCCCAAGATGGCGAGACGATCAAATGTATACTCAATCTCGCTAACATAAAACTTGAAAAACATTTTGGAGTTGAAGAATGAACGAACGAATTCGAGACCTTAAACAACAGGCCACGGACTATGTTGATAGTGTTGACGCTGGACTTAAACTGGATCATTATCAACAATTTGTGGACTTGAAATTCGCTGAGTTGGTATTAGTTGAAGTATATGCTTACATTCTTAATGCCACACTAGACGATCAACCCTGGCCAGATTTTGCTACGGTCAAGCGACATTTTTTCGGAGTTGAAGAATGAGTATTATCCAAGCATACAAAAGTGACGCAGACGGTAAAATCTTTGAAGACAAAGGTAAGTACCAAGCTCACTTGCGTAAACTGGCTATTGCCCGGCGTGCTGAAAAGAAGGTTCAGCAGATGGAAGCCCTGCGTGAACAGTTCCTAGAAAAGATGGGACAAGTTAAAAGTCTTGCTGAACTGAATCAGTTTATCAAAGACAACTGGCGTTGGTTCTGGGCTAACGGAGCACAGCATGACTTCTACCGATGGAGTAGCAATAAGGGCAAGGCAGCAGACTTCCATGAATATCATGAAGTGACTATTAGTGACTTGTATTGGAAAGAAGACCTAAGCAACAGTCACTCATGTCCACGCAAAGGTGTTCAAAACTTTGATACCCGTAGTGAATACAACAAAGGTAAGCCCACAGGTTACCCCGGTTGGGGCGGTCGTATCAACATCAAAGTTAAGCCACCAATGAGTAATCATAAGAAAGATCCTTACATGCATGATGGTTGGGGTAGTGCTTACTTTGAAAACACTACCATCAACACTGGTTCTGGTGGCGGCGGTGGTGGCAAAGACTTCAAAAGCTACAGCTACGATGTTAAATTGTTCGCCGCAGACTTCCCTGTTATGTACGAAGCCAAGCGTAAGGATGAATGGATTCAGAAAGAGAACGCCGAGCGTATGTACGTTTGGCGACAACTTGGGGGCAAGGGTCTGACTCAAAGTGTCACCGAACAAGATATCCCAAGTGACTTTGCTATAAGCGACCCACTTGAAGGTAACTTCTACCGCACACAGTACTAATTGGGATAGCATTTTAGGGGACTTAGGTCCCCTTTTTTTGCCTTATAATTTGCTTTTGTTCAATCTATTGTATACAATAGCAAGATGGTAGAAGTAAAAACAATAGAGCAACTCCTTTATTTCATAAAAACTAAATTAAGCCTGAGTAGATACGATGAAAGGTTTATAGATAACCTTATGGGCTTGAAAGAAGTAACCACCAATCAAGCGCAATTGTTTGACAGAATCTTACACAAATACAGAAGGCAGTTATCTAAATATGAAATTTCGTTAGAGAATGTAGCCGATTTTCCATGGAACGTAAAAATCATTGATAGTGTTTCTGCGTTTACCGATGGCTACGTATACATAGAGGACAACGTTATTAAATTCCGTTGCCCTTATAATAGGAATTTTATAAACAAATTTAGAAGTGTCGAACTTAATAATTTTGTATGGAATAAAACAGAAAAGTATTATGAAACCCCGTACGGTGTGTCGCAACTTAAATTATTACTGACTGCTGCCAAACAATTCTATCCTAGAATCGTATATTCAGAATCTGTAACAGAGCTATTGGATCCATTAAAAGAGTATGCTGATATTAAGCATTGGACTCCTACCTTAGTAAATGCTAACGGAAATCTAATGATTTCTGCGACCAACGAATATCTAAATGATGCGATAAAAGATATCGAACTAAATACTAGTCCAACTACATTAATGCATTTATCTATGTACGGTATTAATATAGACAGTTCAGTAACTGAGGTATTTCAAAATCCAAAATTGAAGTTCTCGGCAGACTATAATCCTGTAGTTGAACGTAGTGATTTAAAAAATATCATACCTTGGCTAAAAGAATTAGGGTGTGATTTGTTGCTAGTTCAAGGTAATCCCTCAATGCTGTACGAGGGAGATGTGCTTGAATTGCTCAAGCAAAATAATATAAAATACATAGATGTACAAATGCTTAGAGCAAAGTCGTACACAGAAATATCAAATCAATATCAGTGCTGTATATCAATACGCAGTAGAAACAACGACAATAATTTATTCGGAGACGTTATCTCTAAATCGATTAAGGTAGTAAACAGTGAGCCTATAACTATTAAATGAAACAATGTAAATTAACAATCAAAGATGAAGTCAACGTAAAACTTGAAGGTCTTGAACTTGGTGATCGTAAGACACTGATGAAGATGTTTGAGTTTGAAGTTCCCGGCGCGAGGTATTTGCCGAGTGTCCGATTAGGTAGATGGAACGGCAAAACCAGTTACTTTGCGTTAGGCGGAAGCACCTATATCAATCTGTTACCTGAGATATTACCTCTACTAGATCAGGCTGATTATGACATAGAACTAGACGACCAACGTGAATACACCTCTACTTTCAATTTCAACAAAGTGTCCGAGGAGACATTCAAACATAAATTATGGCCTGCTAAACATCCAATGGCAGGTCAGCCTGTTGTGTTGCGTGATTACCAGATTGAAATCATTAACAAGTTCTTAGAGAATCCACAGTGTATTCAAGAAGTCGCTACGGGAGCAGGTAAGACATTGACAACAGCGGCACTAAGTTTAAGCGTAGAGAGTTATGGAAGAAGTATCGTTATTGTCCCTAACAAGGACCTCGTTCGCCAGACAGAAGCTGATTATATTAACTTGGGTCTTGACGTTGGTGTCTATTTTGGTGACCGCAAAGAACTAGGAAAGCAACACACGATCTGTACCTGGCAATCACTAAACAACATGATGAAGAAAACTCAATCAGGTGAGGCTGAGGTTTCTATTATTGACTTTATTGAGGGAGTAGTATGCGTCATGGTAGACGAGGTTCACATGGCAAAAGCAGATGCTCTAAAGGCATTATTGACAGGTCCAATGGCTCGTATTCCTATTCGATGGGGACTTACTGGTACTGTACCAAAAGCTAAGTTTGAATATATGTCACTGTTTGTTAGTTTAGGACCGGTAATCGGTAAACTATCTGCTAGTGAGTTACAAGACAAAGGTGTGCTAGCACAATGTCACGTTAACATCGTTCAATTAAAAGACGATGTTGAGTTTAGTAACTACCAATCAGAGTTGAAATACCTGACAGAGAACAGTGAGCGGCTTGATGCTATCGCAGGACTTATCAATAAAGTATCACAGACAGGCAACACACTAATATTAGTAGATAGAATCAGCGCAGGAAAAGAACTACAACGCAGATTAAGTGATATCTTTAGTTTAATAAAAGATGCGCCTGATGTAGCGTTCGTTTCCGGAAACACAAACTTGAATGAGCGTAAGGAAAACTATGATGAAATTGCGACATCAACTAACAAGATTATTATTGCGACTTACGGCGTCGCCGCTGTTGGAATTAATATTCCTCGCATCTTTAACTTGGTTCTGTTGGAGCCTGGCAAATCGTTTGTACGTGTTATTCAAAGTATAGGACGCGGTATCCGTAAAGCGGAAGACAAAGACTTTGTACAGATTTGGGATATTACAAGCAGTTGTAAATTTGCCAAACGACATTTAACCCAACGTAAAAATTATTATAAGGAAGCTAATTACCCATTTGATCTTGAGAAGTTGACTTACAAGTGATAAGGTGATAAAATAGAACTATGCGTATACTTACATTAGACAATCAACCATACAATTTAGAAAATTTACCAGAAGAAATAGACGACCTACGTTTTGCTATCTTAGATAATTCTAATCCACAAAATGTAGACTATCATTATATCCCATTGATATTCTTAGAATCATTCAGCGCCCCCGCGTTAGTGTTAAAGATAGGAGATGCTACTATTAAGATGCCAGTAGATTGGCAAATACTTATAGGTGAACAAGAACACGGAGACTTAGAAACATTGCCCATGACCAGCATCAACGACAGAGGATTTAATGCGTTTGAATTTAATCCGTTGAGTAGTTTTAGTCCTAGCTTTTTACCTATTGAGATTGTAGACATTTATCATGACGTAACATGGTATGCCCCTCGTTTAAAAAACGGACAATTCTTGTGTGTTCCGATTGATGACAGTGACAAACCAAGATGTGTTTATTTTGTAAAAGAAATTAGTCGCAACTGCGAGATTGTAGATTATTCACAGGCATTCTAATGGCAACTAAAAAAGTACAACTACCTAAAGACGAGCAACTAGAAAATCAAACACTTGATTTGTTTGACGTACTTGCGGCAATTGATCGTAAAGACTATGATTACTATGACCGTTTAAGTGAAGAACAACAAAAGAAATTTGCTCCCTTTATCTTAGTACAATGGACTAGCGCAATCAAAGGTAATGCTGGATTATCATCGTATTATTTGATGAATACAGACTACACAGCTAATCGTTATCTATTGAATGAGCACGTATCAAAACATCCTAAGTTACAATGGCTCATGTTATGTGCGGCAAGCCCGGGTATGGGGAAACAGTTCCATCAGTGGATTCCTAGTATCAGCGGCAAAGTATCTAAACTACAAGAGTCACCTAAGCTCAAAGACATAAAAGACTACTATAAGAAGATATATCCCAGAGCAGATACAAATGACATTGATGAAGTTAGTCAAGCGTTTGTAGCTAACCATAAGAAAAAAATGTATATAGCAGAGCAGTATCCTGATATGAAATTTGATGATATTGAAATGTTGTCAGAACTTGTTACCACCGAACAAATTAAACAGCATGAAAAAGACCGAGGCAATTGATAAGCCATTAAAATATGGTTGTGACTTCTGTGGTAGAGAGTTCGCTAGAGAAACTACCATAGCCAAACACATTTGTGAATATAAACAACGCTGGATTAATAAAGACTTGCCAGGTGTTCGCATAGGCTTTCAATCATGGGTTCAATTCTATCAAAAGAACACAAGTACTAAAAAGACTAAATCGTATGATGAGTTTATTAAAAGTGCTTACTATACTGCGTTCGTCAAATTTGGCAATCACTGCGTAGATATTAACGCAATTAATATTAGTAGGTATGTTGATTGGTTACTAAAGAATCAAATCAAAATCGACACATGGACTAGTGATGTTACATACACAAAATATCTAGTTGAATACTTACGTACGGAAGACGCATTAGATGGTGTTGCTCGTAGTGTAGAGTCTACTATCAAATTAAGCGAAAACGCAGGTGTTTTGCCCAGAGATATTCTACGTTACGGTAATGTAAATCGAATATGTTACGAAATAACAAAGGGCAAAATTAGCCCATGGATGCTGTATCAATCTAATAGTGGTATAGAGTTCTTAGGTAAACTTATGCCAGACCATGAAAAAATGATATTGGACTATATCGACCCTGAAAAGTGGGCTATTAAATTTAAAAGAGAACCAGAGAATGTCAGAACAGTTAAAGAAATTCTCACACACGGCGGGTATTAAAAACGAACACAATCATAGAGTTAGGATACCTTTTCTTATACAAGAGGTATCGAACATACATGAAGTTGAACGAGGTGTAAATAACTGGAACGAGACATGCGCTAAGGCAATCGAAATGTTCGGATTACCCGGGGACAAATACTCATGTAGGTTCACTCAAAAAGCTATTGAGTTTTGGTTCTTGGAAGAAAAAGACGCATTGTTGTTTGAATTATGTTGCGGTTAAAAGCTAGAATACGAAAGTGGCGCGCCGAGCGTAAACTAAAAAAGAGCGGGTACAAGAACTGGGCCCAGTATAGACATAACCGTGATCCTGACATAGAACTGTATGCTAATGATTTGGACGATTTCTATAAGGGTTATCCATATGTATATGTCAGCTTACCCAATCCAGACCATTATGCTTATAAATTACTCTATGATTACGGACCCGGAGGATACAGATACGGGTATCACGAGATAGGAGAATGGTGTAATGAACACATAAGGTGGAACTATCGTGTTGATATGCATAGAGTGTGGAGAGATAATTCGGGAAGATATTCGTTCAACGATATTGGAGGATATGATATAATATTCTTTGCGTTCAAGAACGAAAAAGATTTTACCCATTTTTTGCTTAGGTGGTCATGATGGAGCAGGGCAGTTTTACATACAAGTCAGAGCACTACTACGGTAGTAAGAAACAAGTACACACTGTTTCTTGGCGTGGCAAGGGTGAAGTCGACGGAGGTGAAATTCAAAAATGGTGTATTGAGAATTTTGGGCAACCCGGCTACCGTGATGATTTAGGTGAGACTCGCTGGCTAGATGATATCAATGAAAAGGGCGAAATCTTTTTATGTAAAGATGAAGACCTAACTTTCTTCTTACTAAAGTGGACATGAGAAGAATTCACTTTGAAGGACCTACTTGGCACGAAACTAAAGTGGGTTGGCATGAGCTTGTACTGAATCTAAACGGGCAACCAAAACGCTATCGTGAAATTGTAGAATGGCTGTATAATACTATAGACAAATGCGAAAGGCATTGTAGATGGTTTGAGTCGTCAGTGGGAATCAAAATTAAATTTAGGCACGAACGAGATTATATCTTGGCAACATTGAGGTGGTCATGAAAGTTAACATCAAGATAATGTATGGTCAAAAAAGACCGTACCATGTTGACATTAAATGGAGTCATCGCAATGACTGGAACAGTGCTAAGGTATACAACTGGTGCGAACAAAACTTTGGACATAGAAACGTCAAGTATGATAACCCTCGTTGGTATGGTAACACTAGTTACTTCACTGGTGACTTTAAGTTTCGTGACAAAAAAGACGCCGAATGGTTCTTGCTGAGGTGGTCATGAGTTTAGTAGCAGTAAAAGGTGGTTGGGTTTTTATGAAATCAACAATAGTGCATCACTGGGCATATCATAATGGTGAGACTCCCTTAAATCCAGGGAGTCAGTGGACTATTGTCCCCCCTCGCAGTTGGACTTGTTGGGTATACCCTGAGAACGATAGAGAGTTTGAACAATGGATGAAAACTAATTGTCCAACAGCAGAATGTATTCATCGTTTCAATAGTGGTGATCCTATGTATACTGTTTCAATTTCCAGTGATGAAGAATGTACAGTTTTTAGATTGAGGTGGCTATGAGAACAAGTATTTGGTATAGAACAGAATTACAGCAACCTCCTAAGTCAGGTTCTTACCTTGCGTACAGAGGCTGGGGTATGGGTGGTAAAGCAGACGGTGATAGCGATTGGGGCTATGTATATTACGATAAGAAAGTAGATGAGTGGAGAGAATATCGTGATCCTTACAGTCATGGAGCTATTGTTTACTACTGGACTGATGCTACGCCTGATGAATGGACAGACCTAGACCCTCCTAGCGTTACGCTACGAAAAGTAAAACAAGAACACAATGTAGCACTGGAAGATGCGTGGAAGAAAGTTTGTGAAGCAATTGACCAATACAACATGATTAAAGAGTTGGTAAGATGACAAAAACTATTGTCTATGATTTAGAAACAGTGACTCCATGTACGTTGAGTGGTGTCACTACCGGCATACACCCGCCACAATTACACGACTATCAACAGACGCTGTTCCAACAGTTTAGTAGAGGGTTTCGTGCAGGTGAAATGATGATTATCTCCTCTGGTAGACAAACTGGCAAGAGTAGTTTCTACATGAAGATGTTAAAAAATAGAATATACGATAGCAATCTTTGTAAAGAAATTATACTACCCACTAAACCTATGAAAGAAGAAAAATACAAATTCAGTCGTGCTAAATGGTATCAAGCAGAATTCAATGATAAGGATTACTTTGAAGTAAGGGCTTGGTGTAGTCAACAGTTTGGCCCTGATCCTGCTCGTCCGGATGCGTGGAGTCGATGGTGGCACAAGTTTCACAATAGCATTTTGTTCCGTGACGAAAAAGATTATATCTTGTTCACATTGAGGTGGAGTTGATGTTTGTTCATACATACGACTTAAAGGCAGATTTAGACGGCGACGGTGAAGGTCCGTGGCATGTTGGGGCCTTTACTCTTCCAAAAAACTATAATGAGATTCAAGAATGGTGTCATGCAGTGTTTGGATCTCCTGGATTCAATCACCTCACACATCAAACAAGATGGAAAGATGAAATTTTCTATGGTGAAGTATATTTCAGTAATCAAAAAGACCTTGAGTGGTTTGTATTGAGGTGGTCATGAGATACAAAGAAAGTCGTTGGGAAATTAAACTTATAGAAGATAAGTGGCGTGCTACCCATTTCTTTACGAGTACATACGGTACTGAAGGGTATACCTATGACGAATTCAACACAGAAGCCGAAGCACTAATATATGTATTGAGGTGGTCATGATATTAGATTTAGACCCGCTACCATATAGAGTAGCGATAGACATTATCAAATGGTGTTTTGAGAACAACATAGATCGTAGTAAGGCATTACAACTCATTGATATGATGAACGCTAAACCACACGATTGGCCAGAACATGTTGATTGGACACTGAATATACCAGATAGTTACGCAAGTTGGATAGTATTGAGGTTCGCATGATAAAGAGACAATATCGTAGGAACGAACCTGGATATTTCAATAACTTCATCTTATCACATGACCCTGATGATACGATAGAAGAAGAATTGAAGTTATATAAAGCCACTGTAGCGAAAAGTAAAAACAAATATTATACTATGAATGTAAAGTGGCACGATCATGAACTATACACTATTTTTGTGTTAAGATACTCATGACTAGAATTACGATATCATGCCCGATTACCTGGCACGCACGATGTACATGGATAGAAAATAACTGTAAGAACTATGTAGATAAAACAGAATGGGGAATGTGGCAACTAGGACAAAATGATATCTACTATGAAGTAGAAGATAAAGACGCAATGTGGTATTACTTATTATGGACATAAACATGACAGACAATGAATTGATTGATTACACTATCAAGTTTGATAACGACCCTGTTCGTGTCAGACTTGCTACATATATGGATCGTCATCCAGGTGCTATCCTAGACGACCTTGAACGAGCGGGCATGGACGAGACATTCTGTACCTTTCGTAGTGTCGTAACCGAAACTGAATATCTTCCTGGTCAGTACATCAGTCATCTTGAAAATGAAATCGATTACTTACAAGAACAACTAAAGCAAGCACTTGATGAAATTGAAGAAATGAAAACAATGAATGTCAGTGAATTGATTGCTATGTTGCGCCAAGAAGTCCTTACTGAAAAATACATGAGAGAAAAGGCAGAACGAAGTCGTTACGAAGCGCACCAAGAGCGTGAAGATATGAAAAAGAAACTTGACATGTGGGCGATATTGAACCGATGAACAACGATACTGTTAAAAGTGTTATAGATTTATTATGGGAAAAAAATAAGCCTAAAAGTAAATATTGGCCCTATGAGCTTGAAGTAAAAGAATTGAAACAGCATACCGAAGCGGAAAGATTCTGTTACACACATTTCAAAACTCGCAACTGGCGCAATCATGGTGTATATTTTTATTTCAAACGCAAAGAAGATTACGAGTGGTTTGTGTTGAGGTGGAGTTGATGGAATACTTTTACAGTGGCGGGGGCAACAATCGCCCATACTTTACATATAGATTCAAAGTAAAGAAGTGTACTACTGAAATGTACGAGTGGGCTGATGCGTATCCTAGTAAAGGGCCATTTAGCCGCTTTCATGTTGAGTGGGCAGATGTATACAAACCCAGAGAGTATGATGTGATTCAGTTTGAACTCCGCGATGCTGCAGAAATATTCAGGATCGCATTCGCAGGTGAGTATGAAGATATAACATGGTCATGGGGATAGACTTGCTTGAAGTCGCAATATTAGATAAAAATATCAATGAGTATATGGATATTGTCCAACAACTTAGAGATAAAGGGTATGTTCAAGGTGTTGACTTTGACTTTGCATACCATCCGCCCAAATTTGATAACTTTTCAAGTGAGGCAGTGTATAATAGAAGGGTAGTATTCACATTTTATAAAGAAGAAATAGCAACATGGTTCACCCTACTGTATCAGTAACATCAAGTGATATTTTGTCTGACCAATATGCTAGTATGTTAGCGGATGAAATTAAAAACCAAATTGACAATGAAATTATGATAGACATGCTAGTGTTAGGTGGTTGGACTAAAGTTGAATTAGAACGGTTGAAAGACCGACATGAATCCATTGACATTGAACAGTGGATAGACGAAAACTGTACCGGAAAGCATACAAAGTTGGGTAGAACATTTGTTTTTGAAAAGAAGCAAGATGCTGAATGGTTCATACTCAAATGGCTATAAAGATCGTTTGGGGCAGAAGCATAGGATTCAACATAGAACTACACGAGGCACGAATGAGTTATAACGGAGCAGCAAAATGGAATCCCAGTCCCGGAAAGGTTTATATGGAGTACACTGTCATTGAAGATGGCGCAGATTGCTATCCATGGCGTGAATACTTTGCTATTTGGCCTAGAACTACGGTAACAGGTAAACGCATCTTTTGGGAAAAGGCATACAAGCGTAGAGTTTGGGTAGTATGGGGCACCGGATTTCATATGGAACCAGAAACTCAGTATGCTACCGCATTTGATTTATTAACTTATGACAACAAGCATAACCCTTAAAGGTGGTTTACACCCAGAAGAAGAACAATGGCTCGCAAAAAATATAGGGCCTAGAATGCACTACATCCACAATAGTATAGGTGGCCAAGGTTGGATAGCACGTAGGAATTACAAGCCTGGAATGGTAAGTGATTATTGGATTCTTACAATTGAAGATGATAGACATGCTACGTTCTTTTCGTTGATGTTCCCGCAATGAATGTATCTAAAGACTTTCAGGATTATGATGACGATGATCCTAACATAGAACAGCGTAAGAAACGCTGGGACTATTGGGCGGTATTGAAACTGATTCGTAAAGAGTACCTGCAGGACACAGCCACTATTGAGTTCGATGCATACGACTTTGAAGATTACATAGAAGCAAACTATGGAATCAAGATGAACATAGTTGATGGCAACATCACTGACGGGTACAAGATCATGGATGAAAAGAAGTACCTTATATTTTTACTGAAATACCAATGAACACTCCTTTTATACTAAACGATTTATGTGACAATACTTGGTCAGTTACCTGGCCATCCTTTCAGGCATCAAATCATTATGACAATATGGTATTTGATATATTAAAATTTGTATTCACTGAGGTCAAATGCAATAAAGTTGGATTAGGAGTAACATTAGATAATTACTTTGAAGCAGACACTTCTATATTATGGATTGATGACTCTGTATATATGACTGATATTACCACTGAATACTCGCAGTATCTATACAAAAATTATAAAATATTTGGAGCAGTATTTGAGAAGCAATGTGATGCTGAGAAGTTTAAAGAATCAATAGAAAAGAGATATGTATGGCAATTACTCAAGGAATAAACGGGACGTTTTTCCCTGCTCAAGACTATGAAACGGTAGAACCTGTTTATATTCGCAAGTTCAAAAAGACCATTCCAGTTGACAATGGGTGGGAAGATCGTGTATTCTATGAGATTACAAAGTTCCCTATGGGTAGGCAAGCGACATTTAATTTGTTGACAGAACACTACGGGGAGCCCAAATACAGTAACACGTGGTGGTCAACATTCAATGGAATATCTATGAATGAACAAATATACACATACTACAAATTGATGGAATAACATGGCAAATGATGTAATGATAGATATCGAAAGTTTGAACACGACACCTGATTGTGTCATTCTAACTATAGGTGCGGTAAGATTCGACCCACGTGGTAATGGCGTAGTTGAAAAACTTGAATTACGCCCCACAATTGAAGATCAAACAGAAATATATAATAGGAGTATCAATGAAGATACAATACGATGGTGGAGTACGCAGAGCCCTGAGGCACTTGAAGAAGCATTGGGAGACCAAGGACGTCAACCATTTAGTGAGTGTATGGAGACCCTTTATAAGTTTTGTTGGAATCGCCGCGCTGTCTGGTCTAATGGCGCTCCATTTGACCTTGTCGTCATGGAGCATGCCTGGCGACAAGTTAGTGACAAGCCAAATCCCATCCCCTGGCCCTTCTGGACAATGCGAGACACAAGAACACTGTACGAAATAGCCAATGTAAATCTTAAAGACGGCGGACATGTAACTAGTCACAAAGCAGTAGATGATGCGGAGCGACAAGCTATTGTTGTTCAACAGGCATATATGAAATTAATGAAAGCAGGATTGGCGGCACCACGATGAAACTAGATGCGGACATTGACATTGACTTTGGTAGTCGTGATAGATTATTAGAATTAATTAAGCATACTAGAGCAAGTATGCGTAATGTTAATCCCATACGCCATCATGCCACTGGGGTATATATCACTGATGTACCCTACGATCCTATCAATGACATGTGTTCCCTCGACTACACAGAAGCAGACAAGAGAGGGTATTTTAAGCTAGATTTATTGAATGTTCATGTGTACGAATCCATCACTAGCGAAGAACATTTAATAAAGTTAATGCGAGAGCCCGATTGGAATAAGCTGAAGGAACCCGTTTTTGTTGAACGACTCATTCATTTGAACAGTCAGTATAATACATTGCGTAAGATGCCTGAACCAATTGACAGTATTCCTAGACTAGCTATGTTTCTAGCTGTGATTCGCCCCGGAAAAAAGCATTTGATTGGATTGCCCTGGAAAGAAGTTGCGAAAACAGTATGGGATAAGGGTACTGACGGGTACACGTTCAAAAAAGCACACGGAATTGCGTATGCTCATTTAGTCGTTGTACATATGAATTTGCTTATGGAACTCGCTTCACGAGCGTAATGCTTCTACGCTTAGACCTACGTTTGCTTAGTTCATTCATGCTACAAACAGGTCCGTGAACAATCATTAGACTTTTGTTATTAAACGTGCGGAGATAGGGCCTGAATATGGCCCATTCTTCCTTGAGGAATAGATTTATTGGTATAAGCCTATTGCTTTCCCACCACCAAATTTCCCCCAATTCTAGGAACTTTTCCTTAACCAATGGATCTATGATAGATCCATAGTCATATATAGTGGTGACCATGTCATCACGGTTTTGTACTATTCCCACGTAATCTTGGTTAGCGTAGGAACAAACAGTGATGAAAGGGTGATTATCGCTTAGGCGCTTGAAAAACTCGTTATGAATCATTATTGTCAAAGTCGTAGTATTTAGTATCGGGCAAAAATAAGATAAATATAATATTAGGAGCGTACATTTGTGTATTCAACATCAGTATTTTATTACATTCAGCGCAATATTGTCGTGCTACTATCAGGCAATTCACCAAGGAGATATATGCCAGTCTACGCCAAGCCAATGACTTTACATAAAGGGGTTGATAACCAACTTCAGTTTCAATTCCTTAATCAAGAACAAAAGCCTGTAGATATCACAGGCAAAGAAATAACCTGTCGTATTCTTAACTACGAAGGAAATGAGGTCCTGCTACAAAAAGCACTAACCTTACAATTACCTGCGACCGGTATTGCCGCATTGATCGTCAATGCTGCCGACATAGAAGATATCGATGCTCAAAAATGCTATTATACACTAGAGATTCCAGTAGGTTCATTTGACTACCCGGTATTTGTAGACCAGAATGCGGGCGGAAGAGGTGACATGAATATTGTTAACAGTATTCTACCCAGCTTTGTACCCTCACAGTCAGTGTCAATCCCAACCGGACAACCTTTCCCTAATATCAACCCGAATAGCAACGCTAACAGTAATTCACAAACATATTATTCTAGCGTCATTACAACCAATGACAATCCAGTACTAACATTACAAGCACAATACAGTGACTATTATGGTAATATTGTGATCGAAGGTTCTACTATTGTAGATGGTGATTGGTATCCTATCACTACAGCCACATACTCAAATGTATCCGAGACAAAAGGGTACACTGTCACAGGGTTTCACCCATATATCAGAATGCAGTTCGTTAGTAACACGGGCGCAGTGACTAATATATTGGCTAGATAATTAATCCTTAAGTGTTGTGTGTCACTAAGTAATAGTGTATACTATTACAATGTTTGACATACTGTCCGTAATCCCAGGTAAGAAAAAGCATACAAGTTCAGGTTGGACTAGTTTCAATGGAATTTGTTGCAACCACTTGGGTCACAAACCCGATCGCAGAATGCGCGGCGGCATAAAATTTGACGGACAATCAAATTGGTCGTATCATTGTTTTAACTGTGGATTCAAGTGTAATTTCACATTAGGTCGCAGTATCACACAAAAAGCTCGACAATTATTAAAATGGTGCGGAATAGATGAAATTGATATTCAACGCTGGAGCCTAGAAAGTTTACAACACAAAGATTTACTAGATTTTACTAACAAACCTAAACAAAAGATAAAAGTAAAATTCAAAGATCATGTTCTTCCAGAAGGACAGATTTTAAGTAAAGACAACCCCGAACACAAAATATACACTGACTATGTACATAGTAGGGGAATAAGTACAGATGAATATCCCTTCTTGATTACCCCGCACGAACAAGGTCGTATGGCTAATCGAGTCATCATACCCTATACTTACAAGAACAAAATTGTAGGACATACGAGTAGATTCTTAGATGACAGAATTCCAAAATACTTAAATGAACAACAACCAGGTTATGTGTTCAATATCGATGCGCAAAAAGATAACTGGACAGTATGTATCGTAACTGAAGGTATATTCGATGCTCTTGCTATTGATGGTGTAGCAGTTATGCACGATGAAATCAGCAACGAGCAGGCTCAGCTATTGAGCACTCTCAACAAAACCATAATCGTAGTTCCAGACAGAGACAAGACTGGACTGAAGATGTGCGACCGAGCATTAGAATTAGGATATCAAGTTAGCTTACCCAATTGGGGTGTTGATGTGAAAGACACAAACGATGCCGTAGTCAAATATGGCAAGTTACAAACCCTATTAAGTATCTTACAGAGTGCTACAAATAGTAAAATCAAAATAGAATTACAGAGGAAAAAAATTGGCAAACAAATCGGAATTTAAAGTAGTAGAATATACACCCGAGATACAAAAGTGGTTTTTAAAGATGATGTTGACCGATGGTCAGTTATACACACGTGTTGCCAACATCATTAATTCAGAAAACTTTGATAAGTCACTAAGACCTATCGTTGAGTTATTCAAAGACAGTACAGAGAAGTTTAGCACAATCCCTGAACCAGAATTTATTGAAGCAAGTACTGGCGTCAAGTTAGAACCTATACCGAATATTACACAAGGACACACTGACAAGTTCCTAGAAGAATTTGAGAAATTCACAAAGAGACAAGAACTAGAACGTGCGATTCTTAAAGCGGCAGATATGCTTGAGAAGGGCGACTACGGTCCGGTTGAAAAACTAATCAAGGATGCTGTACAAATCAGTCTACAGAAAGACATGGGTACAGATTACTTTGCTGACCCTAAGGCTCGTATCAACAAGTATTTTAATGCTGGTGGACAAGTGAGTACTGGCTGGCCGCAGATGGACAAGTTGTTGTATGGTGGTTTCAGCCGAGGTGAACTGAACATCTTTGCAGGTGGTTCAGGCTCAGGTAAGTCACTTGTTATGATGAACATAGCATTGAACTGGTTACAAACAGGATTAAGCGGTGTCTATATCTCACTTGAACTTTCAGAAGAATTAACTTCATTGCGTACTGATGCTATGTTGACTAGTATGAGTACTAGAGATATTCGCAAAGACATTGATACTACTGAACTCAAAGTTAAGATGGTGGGTAAGCAATCAGGTAAGTATCGTGTTAAGGGCATGCCAGCACAATCTACAGTCAATGATATCCGTGCTTACTTGAAAGAAGTGCAGATTCAAACTGGTATCAAAGTTGACTTTGTGATGGTTGACTACTTAGACTTGGTTATGCCTGTATCCGTTAAAGTTAACCCTAACGATCAGTTTATCAAAGACAAGTATGTTTCAGAAGAATTGCGTAATTTAGCAAAAGAGTTAGGCATACTGTTAGTTACTGCTAGTCAGTTGAACCGTAGTGCGGTTGAAGAAATCGAATTCGATCATAGTCACATTGCTGGTGGTATCAGTAAAATTAACACTGCTGACAACGTGTTCGGTATCTTTACAAGTCGTAGTATGCGTGAGCGTGGTAAGTATCAGATTCAGTGTATGAAGTCACGTAGTTCTACTGGTGTAGGTCAGAAGATTGACTTGGAATATAACATTGAAACTATGCGTATTACTGACGAAGATCCTGATGGATATGCGGATCAACAAGCAAAGTACAAACCAAGTCCTAGTCCTAACGACATCATGACCAGATTAAAGCCGCAATCTACAGTACAAAATGTTGATAGTTCGACGGGGGAAATTGTTGCTAAATCTACAACGCCGGATCCTAATCATAAATTCGACTTCTCTCCGTTAGAAAAGAAAGTCGTTGCTGATGTACAGGGTTCTAAACTCAAGTCTCTTTTGAATACCTTGAAGAAATAATTATTCAGATAAATACTTATAGGATAATTATATGCAAAAACAAACTCGCAGTCTGTTGCAGGAATTGGAAGCTCTCGGAAATAACCGTGATTATAAGCACGTTATTGAGAGCAGGGCCCACAACATCATTACCAGTGCTATCAATTTGCTGGAAATGATCGGCAAACACTACCCCGAAGAACAGGCACAAATTCTTGAAAAGAAGCTACTTAGCTCTATCAAGAGTCGAGATCAAGCTAGATTTGCAAAGTCTTTAAGGAAAAATCGTGAAACTGACTGATATCACTCTTAATGAAGGGCGAATGTTTGGAGATTATGGTTCTGCTGTTATGCAGAACCTTTCTAACAAATTAGCCGGATCCGGCGAAGGATCAATGTCTACATTAGACAAGATGACAAAAAATCAATATATCAACAACTTTGTTGGTCTAGCTTCTACTAATCTAGAAAGCGCCATTGAAAGTACACGAGTTGACCCTAACGCAACACAGCCAGCAGTACAACAACCCGCGACCACTGGACCCGGCGCCCCTGCTCAGGCTGCTCCGCAAAGTCCCGAAGAGATTCGCAAAGCTAAACAGGCTGCGGCGGCAAAAGTTGCTCAAGGACAAATGGCAGCAAACCCAGTTCCACAGAAACCGGCTGCTCCCGTACAACAAACTCCTGCACAGATTCGTCAACAAAAACAAGCGGCAGCTGCCGCAAGCGCACAGCAACAAATGGCTCCAGTCAGCAAGTTGCCTGCTAATCAAGTAGCAGTACAGTCACAGAATATACGTCAAAAGAAACAGGCTACAGCAACACAGGCAGCAAATCAACAAGCGGCACCGTTCAGCAAAGTATCTCCGGCACCGGCAGTGTGGAAGAATAATCGTAAACCAAACAACCCTGCTACCCGTAGACCAATGGCTGAAAGCATTATTATGGAAGCTGGTATGACAATCAGCGACTTCATGCAACAGTTTGTTAAGAAACAATTACAGGGTTTAGACGTTGGGTCTGAGCAAGCAAAGATTAAAGAGTTGTGTGATAAAGTACAAGCAACATACAGCAAAGACGGTGGCAAAACAGCTATAACACAATTAGCTAATTTAGCATTTTCATTAGAACATGCCGGTGGCGCAGCCGCAACAGAACCGGCAATGGCGCAAGCATCTAGTACTTCAAATAATCCGTTCTCTGCTGGAATGGACGCTGCCTTAGGTAACAAAACCAACTCTTCTCCTTCTACAGCTTCTGCGACTAACCAAGCAACTACTCCTCAGGACGCAAAGAAAGAACAAACAGTTTACATGCAAGTTAAAGGTATGCTTGACAAGCTAGATAAAAAAGGCAAACAGCGTATACTATCAGCACTACAAAAGTCATTAGGATCAACTGGTTCTACTACATCAGCACCAAGCGCAAGTGACCCAGGCGCAAATGCCTTCGCACAGATGGGCAAACAAGTCACACAACCTGGTGTCACTAATCCATCTACTAGCACAAAAACCGGTACAGGCGGAAAAGTTCAACAAACTGGTTTAGGACAAGTACATACTAAGAGTAGAGCTAATCCCAATATCAAACGC